AGCTCCTTTGTTGTAATTTTATCTTTTTTTAAGGTTTATTTCCAGTCATAACCTTCATTTGTGAGATACCTGACTTGGCTAGGGATACACCTGCCCTTAAAGACTGATGTTCATCATTTTGTTCCATTTTTTCATCAAAGTTTACTTGATCTTGAACCAGTTTTGCCCGTTCTATCTCCAATTTTTGTTCACCTTCGTCTTTTTTACGTTCATTTTCCATAGCACGAAGGTCAACTTCTCTTGATTTTAGCTTAATTAGTGGATCAACGTCTTCTGCAGAGTTAATTTTGCGTTCTTCCTCCATAAAGTCTTTAGTCATTTCTGCAATAAGCTTAGATTTTCTAGATTCTATGTTTATTTGCAATTGTTCCATCATTGGATTTGGTTGTGGAGGCATGCCAGTCGCAGCTTGTTGCTGCATTTGAGCCTGCATTTGCTGTAATTGTGCAATTTCATCTTTAAACTCAAGTTGAATTTGTTCTTGAGCCATTAAAGAAATATGTTCCAATATATTTTTTTGCACTAAAGACATAATTGTAGGGTTATTTCTTACCATACTTGTGCCCATGAAATTTAAGTGAGCATCAATGTGAGCTTTGTGATCTTGTTTTGGAAAAGCTTGAAACTTTTTTCCGGCCATAGACTGTATGTGTTCCATGCTAGGGTCCATCGGCTGTGGAGGTTGTGGAGGAGGTAAAATTAAATCAACATTTTTAACTCCCACTGCTTCATACATACTACGATAAGCTTGATATAAATTATGTATTTTAGGATTTGTTTGAGCTAATTGTAATTGTGTTTGAGCTAAACTAATTCTTTGTGTTTGTGAAAAAATGTTTGGATCGGCTATAGGAAGAATATCTATTTTATCATCAAAATCTGTTTGTTTTATCATACGTTGACCACCCACTACGTCGTAAGGATATTCTGGTGGTAGATAAAGTGAAAAAATTCTCACTAATTGTCCAAATTCATTCTTTAATGAATTGTATAATCTTTTGTGTATAGCGGACATGACACGAGAGCCACGTTCTAATAATGCGACTGTGGTTCCGACAGCAGCGCCTTGGTTGCCGTCACCCACTTGCATATCAGCGATGGACGCGAAACGTTGTCCCGCCTGCACCACTATGCCCATGAGCTGCAATAATGTTGCAGACGGTTCTTTAAAAGGAAGAGGCATAAATGATTCACGAAGATTACCACCCGGAGCATCGACGTCTCTGAACTCTCCTGGTTGTATTGATTGTGCTTCATCTCGTACTCTGATGCCTCTCGTTTTAAAACCCGAGGGTAGATTAGAAAGAGTCCCTGCATCTAAAAGCTGTCGTAGGGCCGCTGTTGCAGTTCTTGATAATCCACCAATCATATGAATTAAACCAAAGCCATAAAAACCTAGACCTGGTAAAAACTTAAAATGTGTAAAGTAATGAATTCTTTTTTTCTTAGGGTCTTGTGCTTCATAGTTTCTACGAATAGATAAAACTTCTCTACTTCCTTCTTCAATAGTCACAATGTAAGGTAGTTTAATACCTGTAGCTTCGTCTGTCTCAGGATTTGTTTCTTCAAAACCTTCTAAGTCTAAATCAACATGACACTCTAACAGAGTATACATGTCTGGAGATTTGTCTGACTTACGAATACCCTCTATCTCTCTTTCTTTCGCTGCAATCTCATCATCTTCATTAGATGCTTCTGATACTTCGATGTCTCGATAGAAGCCACCGACTTGTTGTTTACGTAAATCATTTTCAGAAATATTTATTTTATGAATAATTGAATCTGCATCATTTAATGAGGTTGCTGAATAGGGAACAAGTAAATCATCTGCTGGTACAAACTTTGAGACGGCTCGACCTAATAATTCATCGTAGTACACTTTTTTAAATGTCGAGCCTGAGAGAGGAAGATAGAAAAGCATTTGATCGAACTCTTGCTCATATTCTTTCATTTCTGACATGAGCTGATAGTTCATGAACTCTTTGACACGTTCGCTTTGTTGTTCTTTTGCGGTGCTTGGAGCTCCCATAATTTGTGTTCGAACAGGACCACTAGCCGGAAGTAATTCTTTGTAAGCTAGTGATTGAAATTGTGTGACTGCTTCTGCAAGGACAGGGTGTGTTGCACCACTTGCACCTTGAAAGGGTTCTCCCCTATCTTCATATTTAAAACCTAACAAGTCTAATCCTTTTGTGTAGGTTTGCTCCCAATCTTTTCTAGAAGATTTATAATCTAAATACATATCTTTGAGTTCATTACCCAAAGGTCCTAAGACGTCGTCTTCTAAGTATTCAGCTAAATTTGCAAAATGATTTTCACTTCCTTCCATCATCACTTTAGAAGGATCAAAAGATATTTCAGCGCCTCCTTCATCTGTTTGTATAATTTCAATATTGTCAGGAGCTTCTTGCTCTTGATTAATTTGTTGTGTTATTGACTCTGTAATTTTATCTTGTCCTGGAAGTTCAATTGTTGTTCTTTTTGAATTTGGTAACGCTTTATCTATTTCTGCCATTTAATAACCTTACTTGTTTTTGAATAAAGATTCAATGCCTTCTGACTGTGGACCGCTTTCTGGTGGTATTAAACCACCCATTGCGTATCCTGATGCTGCCATAATATTATCTATTTCTTGTTGTGAAAAGCCTGCTGCTTCTAAATATCGTCGAGTAAAAAGTTCTGTTTCTGAAGGATCGGTGTCATCATCAGATGATGAGCCTTGTCCTTGGCTTCCGCCTCCGCCTCCGCCTCCGCCCCCACCGGGTTGATTAGGTATTTGTATAATTTCAGGTTCTTCCTCAACAGGAAGTCCTGAGCCTGCTTGATAACCACTTCCAGGTGTTCTTAAAAATTCCTTTTGTGCTTCCTCAAATGCATCTGCTGCATTTATTTCATCTAATAAATCTCTTTGTGCTGGAGACATCACTTTAAAACCAGGAGGCATTTGTGGTTTACCATATAAAGAGGAACCATAAAGAGGATCAGTTAATTCTGTTATTTCTACATCTCCAGGAATTGCAGATTTAGTAAGAGCAAAGGCGTCTCCTGTTGCATCCGCTCCACTTGAAAAAGGATCAAATTGTGGTTGTGGTTTTTCTTCTAAAGATTTTTGAATAGCATCAAGAGCGCCTGATGTAATTCTTGGGTCAACTGTTGTTTCTTCCTCTTCTTGAGCTGGAAATAAAAAATTTTTAGCTGTGCCAAATAAATCTGTTGCGATCTTTGCTGCTACAGATCCTGGCACTGCGAGCTTGGCTACCCCTTCTGCTATACCTGGGCTTCGAACCATTTCTGGAACATTGCTAGCAGGGTCTGTGTATTGAAAACTATTATAACCAGTGACAGCTCTTCCTATGTCTCCACCCAACTGTCCTAAACTAGGAGCAGTTGCAGTTAGTCCTGGTATCTGTCTTGATAGAATAGTTCTACCTTGGTCATCTTTAATTCCAAGATTATTAAAATTAACTCTTTGTATACCATCAGGTCCTGTAAAAACTGTTGCACCCTGATCTATAGCATCACTTATGGTTGACATCTTATCAATGTAACTCGCTACGTCAGCAGGTCTTTGATACTTAGATCCAACTTCTCCAATATTTTTTCCAATGTCTGTAAAAGAAGAACCTTGATTACCACCCGTGGCTTTGTTTACGTTTTTAATTGCTTTTTGTAATTTGATTGCGTCTGCTTCATTGATACTAGCGAGTCCATAATTACCTGCCATGGCCATAGACTGAGCAGGGCTCATTCCTCCGCCTTCACTACCACCTGATTGTTTGCTAGGTTTACTTCCCATTTAAACTCCTATTGACGCTAAGCCTCCGTTAGCATATGTACCACTATCTTCCATATCTTTTACAATCTGCTCAAACTCTTCTTTTGAAGGCATTCCCATGGTTTCATTTAAAGCTTCATATAAATCTAAACCTTGTGATAATAATTGCAAGACATTTATAACTTTAGCCGCTGGTAGTCTTCTAGGTAAACTTTTTATCAAACCCGTTAGATTAAATCCTTCTTTTTTGACAGGTAGTCTTTTGTTTTTTGTAATTGTCTTTTGGTTTTCTATTTTACGTTGATTATCCTCAAATTCTAGGGATCCTCTTTGAGGAGGTATGTTAACTAAATCTTTAAGATATTCATCAAATATTTTTGCGTCTTCTTTAGGTATCTCACCAGGTCCTAAAGTGTCATAGAAATCTGCTTCTAAATCTTCAGGTGAACTAAAATAAAAATCTTTTATAAACTCTATCGACTCAGGGGTATAATCTACTTTAGAGTCAGGACCCTCAAAATCTGTGGGTTCTCCAAATTCTTCAGGATTAAAGTTTATTTCATAAGAGGGTATTTCATAATCGTAATATTCTGTTTCACCGTCGGGTCCTGTGGCACCACCCGCTCCGGTTTCTGTAACGGTTAGTTTACCTGTACCTCGTGGTGTTTCACCGATAGGTTCACCATAACTGGGATTATATTCTTCATATTCAAACTTACCCAACTGATATGTATCATAACCCCCACTGCTAGAAAATATTCCTTTTGATTTTATCATGTCTATTATGGGACCATAGTTGTAAGGAGCATTTGGGTTTAACTCGCCTTTGACAATTTCTGTAATACCTCCTGTATCTCCGGTATCACCTGGAAGAGTTGTTGCTGCTGCAGCGCCCATAATGCCTTTACTTGTTTTTTTTAAAAAATCACGACGACTGATCGGATCAACAAAAGTTTCTTTTAGTTTACTGCCCATTAATAATATACTCTCCGATGCTGTGGTAAGGGTGTATCGTCTTCGTCGTCTGGATGATCAATAAACCCTCCCTGTCTAAATCTCATGACCGCTTGTGTCATACTATCTACCAAGTCGTCATGATCACCATATGGAAAAGCAGCACATTCCTCAATCACTTCTTCTGTGAACTTATCGTCCGTTGCCCATATCTGCCCTGACTCGAATAGCGGTGCCACGGCATTGACACGAGCGTGCTTATCGTTTCCACGACTCGGTGTATAATTTATAACGGGTATTCCTTGTTTACGCAATTCAAAAGTCAAAGGCATACCAGAAGCTTTACCCTCTACAATAACACTCTCTGGTTTCCAGTAGTTATACTGTTCGAGGGCCACGCGCCGTAGCTCGGGGAACTCGAAACGATCTTTGACAACATCTAAAAGAATGAGATTCGGTCCGCTGTCCTCGTTTGGATAAAAGACTCCCCACGTAGTAATGGCCGAATAATCTGCAGTTTCTTTTTTCAAAAAAGCAGTATCATAGGACTGTATCACGTGATGAAGCGGGGGGAGGTCCTTCTCCCATAGATTCCACCATTCTCGTTTAATGATACTTCCTTCTTCTGCTGTCGGATTTTGTTGATACTGTGCATTCCATTTACCAATAGCCAAAGATGCTTTGACTGATTCTAATTCTTCTAACTTCCAATACTCTGGCCATACCGGTTTGTTGTTCGGTAAGATCGCCGGAAACTCAATGACCTCCCATTGATCCGCTTTGGTTTCTTTTTGAGCATTAATTAATCTTCCTGTTAAATCTTTCATGTTCCAACGCGTCATGACCACAACAATAATACCACCTGGTTGTAGACGCTGACGAGGACCGGACGTGTACCATTCCCAAGTCCTCTCCAACGCATTCACGTTCAGCGCGTCTTGTTCCGAGTGGGGATCATCAATGATTAATAAATCCGCACCACGGCCCGTGATGCTTCCGCCGACACCCGCAGCGAAATATTCGCCGCCCTCGTTTGTCTCCCAACGGCCCGCGGCCTTTGAGTCCTCTCTCAGTTTTGTTGGGAAAATTTTTTGATATTCTTCTGAGTCAATTAAATGT